CTTTGAAAGAACTCCATTGACAACGTCAATGGAAGGTGATTTTGATACTGGTAACGTAAGATACAAAGCTAGAGAAAGATACGTCTTCGGATGTTCTGACTTTAGAGGTATCTTCGGCGTTGAAGGTGCGTAATCTAAACTAATTATGTGGCGGAACACAGTTCCGCCACATTTTCAAAATAAGGTGAGAAAATGAAAAAATTCCTAGTACAAATACATGCTTATCAATACACAGCTAAATTTGATGTTTTAGCGGAAGACAGTGCTGAATCTATTGAAAATGCAATAGTTGACAAATTGGGAGAAAAGAGTATAAACTGGGAGTATCTTGGAGAAATGATGGATCCAAGAGTACAAAGAATAACCTATGAGGAGGTTATAGATGGTACAAGACCTGTACAAACAAAAAAGGTCCTTGGAGTTGAGGTGGCAACTGGAGTATGAACAAGAAGGTAGATATACTCTGGACATGGTTAGAATTGATGACAAAATTAGAGAAGTCATCACTGACATTAAACTTGAAGAGGCCAAAATTGCAAATAAACAAAATGCAATTGAAGATGCTGCTGCCCAAGTTTCTGTGGCTACTTAGATAAACGCCACATCGCTGAAATCGTATATTTCTGTAAGGATACCTTGCACTTTATTAAAATCTCATATATAAATTAATCACTATACAATTAACATTAATTATTAAATGTAGACGCGTATAGTCGACTTCCCTAGGGACTACATTTAAGATATTCTAGGAGGAATATTATGGCAAACACATCGTTTAATGGTCCAGTTAGGTCCGAAAAAGGATTTCAACAGATCAATAAAGCTGCTAGCACAGGAACTATAACATCTAGGTTTTTAGGAACAAAACCAGATTTAACTAGTTTAACTGCAACAGTAGTAGCAACCGCTGCAAACTTAACTTACACAGCTAATGTAATTACGGTTAACAACTTTACAGGAGCTGCTGCACAAGCGGTAACATTACCATCAGCAACGGTAGGAACTTATGTAGTTCATTATCAATCAGATGATTCAACTGGTGGAACAAACACACTTACGTTTACTTGCGCGAGTGGAGATGTTTATAGAACAGGATCAAAAGTAGAGAGCAGAACTTCTGGTAATGCTTCAACTATAGATACATCTGCAGCGAATGAAAGTATATTAACGTACACACCTGCCAATGCAGCTACAAATAGTTTAACTCACGGTACTTATTTGTATTTCACTTGTTTTGAAAAAGGCATTTGGAACTTTGCTCATGATTTAGCAACAGGTAATACAGCTGACACAGGCGCAGCTGCTTGGAGTTAATAGCTAAATAAAATAATGTGAGCTCCTTCGGGAGCTCACTACTAAGGAGAAAATATATGTCAATAACATCAAAGGTTAGACAAAGCATAGTGCTAAGTGCAAGTGGACAAATACAAAAATTAGTAAATACTAAAGCAGGTGCATCAACAGCGACTAATATTACTAAAGCACAGATTATGAATGTATTTGCTCAGGCTAGTGCAGCTGATGCTGAAATTAAAATTTATAATGAAATTGGTTCTGGTGCTACAGCAGCTAAATTAATTTTTCATGGTAAATTTGGTACAGCCGCTAATCATGTTCATGAATTTAAATTACCAGGAGCTGGTATTTATGCTGACACTGGAATGTATGTAGTTCTAGCTAACATAGACTTTTTTTATGTAGTTGGAACTTTTTAAGGGAGTAGCCAATGGCGAATACAACATCTGGCGCTTATACGTTTGAAAAGCATTTTGCAATTGATGATATAATTTCTGAGGCTTACGAACGAATTGGTTTAGTAGGTTCAGCAGGTCATCAAATACATAGTGCTAGAAGATCATTAAATATTCTTTTTCAAGAATGGGGAAATAGAGGAATTCACTTTTGGGAAGTAGGTGATACTAATATTGATTTAATTGAAGGTCAGGCAGAATATATTTTTTATAGATCAGCAGGAGATGGTACATCTGCCGTTACTGTAGGTGGAACTTCTGGTACTTCTACTTACGGATTATCAGATATTTTATCTGCTCAATACAGAACAGATAGAACCGCTACAGATCAAACAGATTTACCAATGACAAAAGTTTCAAGATCAACTTATGCAGCTTTTTCTAATAAATTAACTAAAGGAACTCCAAGTCAATTTTGGGTTCAAAGATTCGTGGACAAAGTTACGGTAACCATTTACCCAACACCTAATTCCACAGCTGCATCTAAAGATATGCACATTTACTTTGTTAAAAGAATTCAAGATGTAGGAGCTTATAGTAATGCAACTGATGCTCCTTATAGATTTGTTCCTTGCATGGTAGCTGGTTTAGCATTTTACTTATCACAAAAATTTGCACCACAAAGAACACAAGAATTAAAATTATTTTATGAAGATGAATTAGCAAGAGCATTAGCGGAGGATGGATCAGCAGCAAGTACGTATATTACACCGAAAACTTATTATCCAAATATATAATGGGAAGATTTTCAAAAGGTAGATATTCATTAATGATTTCTGATAGATCAGGTGCAGCATTTCCATATAGAGAAATGGTTCAAGAATGGAATGGTGCCTGGGTACATAATTCTGAATACGAACCTAAGCAACCACAAGTTTCACCAAGACCACACGGTGCGGACCCACAAGCTTTAGCACATGCAAAACCTGCAAGAACAGAATTTGCAGTAGCTGATTTATTAAAAGAAGATCCTTTAGAAACATATCAAGTAGGTTCTCCAATTGTAAATGTAAATTTACCAGGACATGGATATACCACTGGAGATAAAAAAAGATTTAGAGGTCCTTTAGGAGCTGCCGGAGTATATGGTAATCCAGAGGGTGTAGGAGGTATTACAGGAGCAACTATTGCAAAAGCTGCAGGATATACTATAACTGTAGGTAAATACGTCAGCGGTGCAACTGACACAGATGGACCAAATGGTACTGGAATTTATGGAACAGATTGGTTTTATTTCAGCGCTGATACAAACGCGACAAGTGTCGCAACAGGAGGAGGTTATCCGATTTCCGTTGGACCGGTAACTTTACAAGCATAATGGCAGGATACAATTTATCAAACTTACAAACCGATATTAGAAACTATACTGAAGTAGATAGCACTGTTTTTAGTGCTGCTGTGTTAAATAGATTTATAGAAAATGCAGAATATAGAATTTTTTATGATCTTCCTATGGATTCAGATAGAGTTGAATATGAAGGAACACTAGCCGCAGATGTGCAAACTGTTAGAGTTCCGGCAGGTATGGTTTTTGTAAGAGGAATTGAAGTTTTTAATTCTACTTCTTCTAGAACAGGTAGAGCATATTGGCTCTTAAAAAGAGATAGAACATTTGTAAGTGAATATGTGGGAGAATTAACTGGTCCTAAAGGGACTCAAACAGGCCAAGATGTAACAGGATTACCTAAATATTATGCTATGTTTGGAGGAGCGACTGGAACTAGCTCAACTACATCAGGAAATATTATAATGGCTCCTACGCCAGATGCTAATTATTTAATAAATATACATGGAAATATAGTGCCAACAGGATTAGAAACAGAGACTTCTGGGACTTATTTAAGTAAGTATTTCCCACAAGGTTTACTTTATGCTTCTCTAGTGGAAGCTTATGGATATTTAAAAGGTCCAATGGATATGTTGACATTATATGAACAAAAGTATAAACAAGAACTAACTAAATTTGCAAGTGTGCAAATTGGGAGACGAAGAAGAGACGACTATACGGATGGTACTATTCGTATACCGATCGAATCACCGCCTCAATAAGGGAGATAAGTATGGCAATAACATCGGCAATTTGTAATAGCTTTAAACAAGAAATTTTAGAAGCTGAACATAATTTTACAGCTTCAACTGGAAACACTTTTAAATTAGCATTGTATGATAGTGATGCTACTTTAGGAGCAGGTACAACTGCTTACTCTACATCAGAAGAAATTACTAACACTTCAGGAACTGCATACACAGCAGGTGGAAAAGCTTTAACAAGTGTAACACCTACTTTAGATTCATCTACAGCTGTATGTGATTTTGCAGATGTGTCTTGGACATCTGCTTCTTTTACAGCAAGAGGATGTTTAATTTATAATGATTCACATTCAACAGATGCTTCAGTTTGTGCGATAGATTTCGGTGGAGATAAAACAGCTACTAGTGGAACTTTCACAATTCAATTTCCTGCGGCAGCAGCTACTACAGCAATCGTCAGAATAGCATAGGAGTAAAACATGGCTGACGTTACAGTTTCGGTAACGGGTCTTCAGGCCATTGTCAATCCAACAACGTGGAATGCTTCACGTATGGGATGGGGCCAAGGTATGTACAATACCGGAGGCTATGTTGACGAAAATATTTTACAAGGTTGGGGTCATACTGCATGGGGCCAAGCTGATTGGGGTGATTCTGATTACTACGATACAGGTTGGGGTCGTGATACATGGGGATCTCAAGTTTGGGGTGGTACAAATAATATTACAGTTATTCCAACTGGCGTAAGTGCAACTTCTGCAAATGGTTCTTTATCAGCTATTACATCTGTTTCACTTTCTTTAACAGGTTTAGGTGCAACTTCTTCTTTAGGAACACCAACTATTGATGTTTCAGTTAGTTTATCTTTAACAGGTCAAGGTGCAACTTCTTCTGTAGGTGCTATTACACCAGCAGATCAAGTAATGGGCTTAACAGGTCAAGGTGCAACTTCTTCTGTAGGTGCAATTACACCAGCAGATCAAGTAATGGGATTAACAGGTTTAGGAGCTACGTCTTCAACTGGAACAGTAGTAATACCAAACGTAGGTGTTCCATTAACAGGTCAAGCAGCTACTTCCTCTATAGGTGAACCATTTGTTGCATCAGGAGTAGTAGTAAATCCATCTGGAGTAAGTGCAACTTCTTCTTTAGGTACAGTTGTTGTTCCAAATGAAGATGTAACTTTAACAGGTTTAGGAGCTACTGCATCAGTTGGAGAACTTTCTCCTGCTACTGTAACAGGAATAACGGGTGTATCCGCAAGTACTGGTATAGGTAGTGTTATATGTGAATCTAAATATCCTATAACTGGAGTAGCAGCAACTTCTGGAGTAGGTGCTATTACACCAGCAGATCAAGTTATGGGATTAACGGGACAATCTGCAACAATTACTTTAGGCCAGATTGGTGGTCCAATTGCATGGGAAAAAATAGTACCTAGTCAAGGTGGTAGTTGGAGTGAAAAAACAGCTACACAAGGTGGTAGTTGGAGTAAAAGAACACCTTCACAAGGCGGAAGTTGGAGTAAAAAGTCGGCTTAATTAGTTGACATTATATATAAAACAAAATAAATATTAAGATCTAGATAAGATTTAGGAGAAAATTATGGCATCAACATATACCCCTCTAGGTGTAGAATTAATGGCTACTGGCGAAAATGCCGGTACTTGGGGAAC